TCACCCAAACGGGTGAGGGCCGCGCAAACAGTCAGTTAACGGCTAGGTGGCGTTGGCGGCCCGGAACCGGGCGAACGCCAGGACTTCGGCTGCCAGCTTCTGGCGGTCGTCGGGCGGCAGGTTGTTCAGGATCCCAGTCAGCTCCAGCAAGTCCGCCTCGGCCCTGTACGGGCCTCTAGGGCCGTAGCCCATGGCGACGTAGGCCACCGACATATCCGCGATCTCGCACAGGCTAAACAGGTGTTCCCAGCGGAGATTCTCGCTGTCCCCGCTGCACCACTGGTTGATGGCCGCACGGGTTACGCCGATGGCGTCGGCCAGGGCCGTGTAAGTGCCGTAGTTCGCCAGTCCGGCCTCGACGGCTTCACGCACGCGGCCAACCCGTCCCGGCGCCGGGGGGAGTTTCATTCGCGGTCTACCCATGCGGGAAGTTTTGCGGCGCGCGGATGGCATTGTCCTTGACTTGATTTGAAAGATTGGTATACAAACGCGGAATGACATTTGACGAAGTGATGGCGCACTACCGGACCCCCGCCGCGACCGCAAGGGCGCTCGGGATCACAAGGGCAGCGGTCTGTCAATGGCAGGGGAAGCGCATTCCGCTGCTTCGGCAGATGCAGCTTGAAGTCCTGACGGCTGGGGCGTTGAAGCGCGACCCCTTGCCGATTGTTGATGCGCCGCTGGCCGTGGGGGCTGAGTAAATGCCTCTTGACGCCACCCGGTCTGTTCGCTACCGCACAGACCCCCGCGCCGTCCGCGTCCACGCCGACGGTTCGCTGTCCCTTCGCCCCGGCGTCGATTTCCGCGAGCCGGGCCGCGAGTGCCCCCAGCCGCCCGTGGTCCCCACGGTGCCGCTGCCGGCCTACGAGGTCGTCGAGCATCGCCTCCCGGATTTCCTCCGCGTGAGGCTCCCGAATGTTTTCTGGATGACGACGGGCGGTGAGGCGTGATTGATCTCCACCTGGGCGACTTGCTGCGTGAGGCGCGCATCAACGATCTGCGCGTCGAGATGACGCTGGCCTATCGCGGCGGTGATCCCAGTCGCGCACGGGTCGCGTGGGAACTCCTGCGCAACGAGATCAAGGGCAGATCTCCGGCCGTCGTGGAGCGGATGGAACGCGAGAAGGGGCTGCGCTGAACACCCACGGCTAGGGCAGATCACCCGAAAAGCCGGGCTTCCCCTCCGGCCTGCCGTGGACTTTTTGAGGGGCCAAGGAGTGGGTATGGGTGCGATGGCGACAGGGCGGGAGGCGTACTTGCCTCTCTACGTCGGGGACTTCCTGGCTTCGACGGCGGAATGGGACGGCGAGGAACAGGGACTTTACTTGCTGCTTCTCAGCTACCAGTGGTCTATCGGTTCGCTGCCAGCGGACCCGAACAAGCTGTGCCGGATGATTCGGTGGGAGCGGAAGCAGTTTGACCGCTGCTGGGCGACCGTCGGCCCGAAGTTCCCCGAGGCGGACGGGCGGCTGGTGAACCAGCGCCTTGAGGAACACCGGGGCCGGGTCCGCGAGATCGTCGCAAAGCGGTCTGCTGCTGGCAAATCGGGTGCCAAAGGTCGGTGGCAAACGGATGGCAATTGCCATGCGGATGCCAATGCGTTTGCCAATGGCAATGGCATTGCGGATGCCACGGCTTTGCCAATGGCAACAGGAATGCCATCCAAACCAAACCAAACCAAACCAAGTAAACCAAGAGAAAACCAAGAGGGGGATAGCGCTGCGCGCAAGCCCGCCCCGAGGAAGGTTGGCATTCCCGAGGGGTTCGCCCTGACGCCCGACCTTGCCGCCTACGTCGCGGCACAGATCCCCGACGCTGACCCCGAGGCGCTGTTCGCGGGATTCGTGGATCAGGCCAAGGCGCAGGCGTGGCAGTACGCCGACTGGCCCCGTGCGTTCCAGGTCTACGCCCGGAACTGCAAACCCGGCAGTGGGCACTTCGCCGCTGGCCGTTACCCGAAGCGCGGAGGGCAGGCGGCATGGGTGTAACCGAACTGCTTTCGCGCCTTGCCGGCGTGAAGAAAACCGGCGCGGGGACCTGGGTGGCTCGCTGCCCCAGTCACACCGACCGCAGCCCGTCGCTGTCGCTGCGCGAGGCTGACGACCGGGTGCTGTTGCACTGCTTCGCGGGCTGCGACACGGGCGACATTCTCGCGGCCGTCGGGCTCACATTCGCGGACGTGATGCCGGAGCGGGTAGACCACCACCGGCCCCGGATGCGGCCGGCATTCCCCCCGGCGGACGTGCTGGAAATCCTCGGGCACGACGTGACCTTGGCGGGTTTTGTCATGGCCGACGTGCTGGACGGCAAGCGCGAGTTCACGCAAGCCGACATGGCCGCGATGGTGCTGGCGGTTGACCGCTGCGCCAAGGCCGCGGAGTACGCCCGTGGCCGGTGAAATCGTCAGCGTGGTTGAGCGGATGCGCCAGTCGGCGGCGATGTACGTCACCGCGAAGGGGCTGGACACCGGCCCGCCGTCGGACGTGCTGGTGGACCTCGGCCCCCTGAGCGGGCGCGAGATTCTGGCGGCCTACGAGGCGCGACACGCGAACTTCGCGACCACGCCGATGGACCCCGAGGGCAACGTGCTGCGCCTGTACCCGGGCGGCGTCACGATCTGGTCGGGGTTCCCGGGCTCGGGCAAAACCACCCTGCTGCGGCAGTGCATTTGCCACCTGCTGGCGAGCGGTCAGGCGGTGTTCCTGGCGTCGCTGGAGGAGGACCCCTCGGACGTGCTGGTGCGCCTCGCGGCCACGGCTGCCGGGGTCGTGCATCCGACCGCCGATCAAGTCCAACTGTTCATCGACGCCTACGAGGAACGGCTGCGGCTGTGGGGCGTGGTCGGCATCGCGAAGCACGCCGAGATTCTGGCCTGTATCCGGCGCGTGGCGGGCGAGGGCGTGGGCCATGCGTTCATCGACTCGCTGATGTGCTTGGACGTGGCCAACGACGATTTCGAGGGCCAGCGGAAGTTCGCCAACCTGCTGAGTGCTACCGCTCGCCAGACGGGGGCGCACATGCACCTCGTCGCGCACCCGCGGAAGCTGGTCAGCGCCAACCAGGAACTCGACCTCAACGACGTGGCCGGCGCCCGCGAGATCGGGGGCATTGCCGACAACGTGCTGTTCGTCCAGCGGAAGAACGAGGCCGGCCAGTACGGGCCCAACTCGGACCCCACGCCGATGCGGGTGGCGATCCGCAAGCAGCGGCACGGGACTGGCGCGCTGACCGACCTCGCGGGGTGGTTCTACCGTCGCTGGCGCCAGTACGCGCAGGAACAGCCGTTCGGGGAAATCCGCCCGCGCTGGTATCTGCCGGAGTCGGGCCGGTGATCGGCGGCGTTCTGGACTGTGCGGCTCTGGAGGCCCTGACGACGATGCAATGGCAGCGCGGCGGCAAGTACCACCTGGAAAGCGTGTGCGGGGTCTACACCATCGCCCGCTACCACTACGCCGACGAGACCCCGCGGTACGCGCTGTGGCTGCGGCCGGACCCGAAGACGAGCGTGCTGCTGGGGTTTTTCGACTCGGCCGAGGAAGCGAAGCAGAAAGCGGAGGAAGCGCGCAATGGGTGATTGGGACGAGGTAGAAGCCGCGGCCGTCGTGGTGATCGTCTGCGGCCTGCTGGCGCTGGGCTCGATTGGGGCGTGGCTGATCGCGGAGGGACTGGGGTGAGACACGCAGCCCGCCGAGACGTGATCGAGCCCGCCGTGATTGCCACGCTGGCGCAGATCGGGATTCCGTACCGGCCGGTTTCCTGTCCTGCCTTGGGCGACCTGGAGGTGATCCTCGCCGGCCGCCCGTGGCTGATCGAGGTCAAGAGCGGAAACGCCCGGTACAGCCCCGCCCAGTTGGCGCGCCGGCAATGGCTGCGGGACAACGGGGTGGACGTGGACGCCGAGTGCCCGACGTGGCGCAGCGTCGAAGATGTTTTCTCGTGGGTGACCCGATGACCTTCCTGCACCAGCACGCCGAGGACCGCGCCACCGGCAAGCGTCGCGGGGGCCAGCCGAAGCACGGCCACCCCATCAGCGTCCTGTGCGCTCAGGCCGGCATCAGCCGCAACACCTACCACAAACGCCGGAAGGCCGGGCTTACCCACGAGCAGGCCCTGAGCTACCCCCGGCAAGTCAACCAATGGCGGGTGGCGTGGCACAAGCCCGACCCGACCGCCGCCGATCACGCAACCGTTAACCACGCACTGAGGAACTGGAAATGACGAAGCGCAAGGGCCGCCCGCCGAAGTACGGCACGGAATCCCTGGAAGTGATCCTCGAAAAGCTGGGCATCAACCACACGTCCTACCGCAAGCGCCGGCAGCGTGGCATGACCCACGAGCAGGCCATTGCCGACGTTCTCGGGACTGACGTGCCGAGCGCGCCATGAGCGCCGGGGACATGGTCCTGCTGGGCATCACCGTCGTGAGCCTGTGCATAGCCGCTTGGGCGTGGCACACCCGCTGATGTGCGCCATCGCCAGTATCGCAATTCTGCTATGGCTGGCCGCCATGGCGTGGGCGGTGACGCGTGGGTGACCTGCACATCCTGCCGGGCACCGACCGGATCGACCCCGAGGTGCTGCTGCGCAAGGCGCGGGAGTGGAATCTCGCTGACGCGGTAGTAGTCGGCAAAGACGTGGACGGCAACCTGTGCGTGGGGGTGACCATGCCGGAATGCGGGCGAATCCTGCTGTTCCTGGCCCTCGCGGAACGGTTTGTCGTGGATCAGGTAGTCAACGCAATGCACGAGGACGACGAATGAACGGCGAAATTGTTTACCAAGGCACCGTCTGGAAGCTGACCACGCTGGCCGACGGCGGCTGGCGCATCACCATCGACCTGAGCGACCGCGAGGTGCCGGCGATCCTGCCCCGGGATACGGTGGCCGTGGCGCTGCTGAAGTCGGGGGAGGGGCAGGCCAATGTTTGAGGCAGTCATGGAGGCCGCCCATTCGCTATGGGATTCCGTTTGCCGGTGGTTCCCGCGCAAGCGGTCTGAGAGGCCGTTGCCGGCTACCGCGCCCCAGCTGCCAAGTCCGCCCAAGGAAGACGCGGATGTTGAACGGCTCGATGGCGGGCGAATGGATTTTGCTCAGGTTGTCGAACAGGCGGCCACGTTCTTTTCGGTGCTTGAGTGCCGCAGGGTGCCGACCAATGTTGAGCCAGACATTGCGGCGCTATTCCGGCGGTTTGGCATCTACGCTCCCTCGGATCATGTCATCACCCGCGCGCTTCAGATTCCCCAGGGCGTGAATGGTGTTAACGCACCCACCGTGTTTGCCGTTGCATTTGAGCCGACCCTAGACGACGGAAAGAGTCGCTATTCACGGTGCACTGGTGTGATGTGCGCGGCGTCAGGGCGGACGGCGCCGCTTGGTGTTGAGCCGATCCCAAGCCCCGGCACCTACTACCAGATGGTTTCGGCGTACAACGTTAACTGGTCGAAATGTGACGCCAAGTACAAGACGCCGGTGAATGTCTGGGTTTCCTGTTACATCCATTTTGGCGATGACGGGGCCGTGACCCCGCTGCGGGAAACGTGCATACGAAGTCATTCCGTGAACGGCCGCGCCGGGCACCGAGAATGGCAAACGCGCAGCCTCGCGTACCCGCACAGCATCCAAATGCTAGTCGGCGAAGTTGTGCCTGACCTGTCTGGGGCTATCAATCGTGTGCGGGAATCGTTCTGCGCGACGCTGAATTATTTTCTGACCCAACGTGATGCGTGGCAGGTGGTCATCGAAGACCGTCGTAGATACCGAGTTCGCGTCTGCATCGCGCCGAACGATGCGCCGAGGTTCTTTGCCAAGCGCGAAAAACACCCCGAATACCTCGACCGCAACGGCAACCGCAAAAAGATCCTGCACACGGTTCGCCAGCACCGCCGAGTTACTGCTTCTGGGGCAACGTCGGTGAAGTGGCACGTTCGGGGCCTTGATGACTTTGAAACACACGGGTTTCGGTTCAGGGTTATCGCCCCTAACGTCTCGGGGGTTTCTCCGGTGGACTTTGCTTTGCGGCCTATCACCATCTCTGAGACGCAACCGGCGCCAAAAGGCCACATTGGCATGGTTGCGCTGGCAAACCTTCTAGCGCGATCTAACCCGAGAAACAGGCAATGGCAAAAGCGGTTGACCTCCGCCGCCTAGCCGCCGGCCGTCCCTGCATCCTGTGCGGGGCCGAGGGCACCACCGTGCTGGCCCACCTGAACATCAGCGGGCATTTCGGGAAAGGGCTAAAGGCCAACGACTTCCCGTGGGGCGTCTGGCTGTGTCACGCCTGCCACAGCTATGTGGACGGCGAGGGACGGGGCGACTGGAAAATCAAGTTTCGCGCCCTGGGTCAGCAGATGGAACGGTATCTCACGGAAGGGATCATCCATGTCCGAACCAATCACCATTGACGGCATCCAGTTCGTGCCGGTGATGGAGTCCCGCGGGAAAAGGGCCGACGGCTCGCTGCGCTACGGTCCCGCCAGTCTCAACGGCCGCGCCCTGTACGCACTACCGGGTGGACTCATGGCCTACGAGACAGATTTGGAGCGCATCGCCCGCTGGCTAAAATCCACTCGCATTCCCCACTCGCACGGATAGACTCTGCCCATGCTGTCAGACCAACAGGTGGCGTCCGGCGTCCGCAGTTTTATTTTTCGCGGCCTGCGCGGGCTCAAGGCGTGGATGGCGAGTGCCGACGACCTGCGCCATGAAAAGCTGACCGAAGCCCTCGTCAGCCAGTTCGCCGAGCAGATCGCCCGCGAACTCGGGGTAACCGAAAAGCCCCACCCGTGGCGTGCTGGCAATGCCGTGAAGCGTGGACCGGGACGGCCCCGTAAGTCCGACCAGACAGCCGCCGAAATTACCGAAGCGCCAAACATTTGACATGGCCGCTCGACTCAATCGCCGGCAGCAGGACAGCGTGCGCGAGAACATCCGCGCCAGCCAGATCGTGAACCGCTTGCAGGATCACGTTCAGGGCACTGTGGAACTCAGCCCCACGCAGATTCAGGCCGCGCGCATCCTGCTGGACAAGTGCGTGCCGAACCTCGCCAGCATCGACCAGAACGTCACGGGCGAAGTCCTGTACCACGTTGCCACGGGCGTGCCTGTCCCCGAGAATGACGGCGTATCCGTCTCGCACTGAGACGGTAGACCTCGGGTTCCGGCCCCGTTCCTGGCAGGCCGAGTTCTACCGCAAGCGGCGGCGGTTCAACGCGCTGGTCGTCCACCGACGGGGTGGCAAGACCCTGCTCGCGATCATGCTCCTGATCGACGAGGCTTTGCGCTGCCCCAAGGCCCTTGGGCGGTTTGCCTACGTCGCGCCTGAACTCAAACAGGCGAAGGCGATTGCGTGGGACTACCTCAAGCTCACGGCCGCCAAGGTTCCCGGTTCCACCCGCAACGAGTCCGAACTGTGGGTCGAGTTCCCGAACGGCGCCCGCATTCGCATTTTCGGCGCGGACAATCCCGACAGCCTACGCGGCGCCTACTGGGACGGCGTGGTCCTGGACGAGGTGGCGCAGATGAAACCCGAGGTGTGGGGCGAGGTGATCCGCCCCGCCTTGGGTGACCGGCAGGGCTGGGCGCTGTTCATTGGCACGCCGAAGGGTATCAACCTGTTTTCGGAAATCTATTTCCGCGCCCTCGACGACCCCGAGTGGCACGCCGGGCTGTATCGGTGGGACCAGACCGGGGCGCTATCGGACTCGGAAATCGACGCCATGCGCGGGGACATGAGCGCCCAGCAGTGGCGGCAGGAAATGGAATGCGACTTCGCGGCGTCGGGCGAGAACAACCTGATCGCCCTTGACCTGGTGGACGCCGCCATGAAGCGGACGATCCCCGAACACGCCTACCAGTGGTCGGCCTGCCTGCTGGGCGTGGACGTGGCGAGGCAGGGTGTGGACAAGACCGTGATCCAGCGCCGGCAGGGCATGAAAGCCTTTCCGCCGATCACGCTGGCGCAGTATGACGCCATGGCCGTGGCGGATGCCGTGGCTGGCGAGATCATGCGCCACAAGCCCGACGGGGTGTTCGTGGACGGTTCTGGTGGCTACGGGGCGGGGGTCATCGACCGGCTGCGGCAACTGAAAATCCGCGTGACTGAAGTCCAGTTCGGCGGCAAGCCTGAGGATCAGCGGTTTGCGAACAAACGGGCCGAGATGTGGTGGCGGATGCGGGAATGGCTGGAGCAGGGGGCGAGCCTGCCGAATATCCCTGCCTATCGGGTGGAACTGACCGGCCCGACCTACGATCACCACAACGCCGCCGGCAAGCTGCAACTGGAATCCAAGGAAAAGCTGATCGCTCGGGGCCTCAAGTCCCCCGACCACGGCGACGCCCTGGCCCTGACGTTCGCGCACACCGTCATTCCGCCGGATATGCGGCCCCGCAGACCGGCCAAGGCGATCACCGAATACAACGAGTTTCGCCGCTAAAATCCACTTGCCCCCGCTGCCGTGCGCAGCGAGTCTCGGGGCATGAGCGGCCTTTTCAGCCCCCCGAAGGTTTCCACGCCAGCGGTTCCCACGCGGGACGAGGCCAAGGAATCGCAGCAGATCGAGGACCGCCTGCGTAGACGGCAGGGCACGGCCGCCACGATCCTCACCAGCCCCTTGGGCGCACCGCCCCCGACGACCGCTGCCAAGACCCTGATGGGCCAGTAATGGACTCCCGGGTCGCGGACATCATTGCCCGCCAAGCCGCGCTGGAGTCGGAGCGGTACAACTTCCAGTCGCTCTGGCAGGACGTGGCCGAACTGATCCTGCCGGGTGAAGGAAACTTCATCACCCAGTCCTCGCCGGGCGAGCAGCGCACCGAACGGGTGATGGATAGCACGGGGATGCTGGCGCTGCGGAAGTACGCCGCGCTGGTCGAGTCCCTGCTGATGCCGGCCGGCAAGACCTACCACCGGATCAAGGCCAGCGACCCGAACTTGGGCGAGGACGACGAGGTCAAGGCGTATTTCGATCAGGTCACCCGCCTGCTGTTCAAGCAGCGGTACGCGACCAATTCGGGGTTTGGCACGCAGATCGGCATGACGTGCCTGGGCTTCGGGGCCTTCGGCAACGGCTCGTTGTTCATTGACGAGGACGCCACCGGGCTCCGGTATCGCACCATGCCGCTGTCCGAGACGTTCTTTACCGAGAACGCGCAGGGGCTGGTGGACGGCGTGCTGCGCAAGTTCAAGCTGACCGCCCGTCAGATCGTGCTGTTCTACGGCAACCTCGCGGGGGCGACGGTTCCCCAGCAGGCTGAGGAGGCCATGCGCAAGGGCCGGCCCGACCAGCCGTTCACGCTCGTGCATTGCGTGAAGCCGGCGGGTGAGTACCGCGAGAAGTGGGTGGCGGCCCGGGGGTTCCAGTACGTCGCTCACACCGTCTGCCTGGAATCCAAGACCCTGATTCGGGAATCCGGCTACCGGACCTTCCCCTATGCGGTCATGCGGGACATCGGGGTAGCCGGTGAGTTGTACGGCCGCAGCCCCGCGATGTGGTCGCTGCCCACGCTCAAGATGCTGAACGAGATGAAGCGCACCATCCTCCGTGGCGCGCAGAAGATCGTGGACCCGCCGCTGCTGGCGCCCGATGGGGACGGGATCCTCGGCGCCTTCGACCTGCGCCCGGGGGCCATGAACTACGGGGCGGTGAATCCGCAGGGGGTTCCGGTCGTGCAGCCGTTGCAGACGGGGGCCCGGACGGACATCGGCGTTGACCTGTTGCAGATGGAACAGCAACTGGTCAACGAGTCGTTTTACATCACCCTGTTCCAGATCCTCGCGGAAAACCCGCGCATGACCGCCACCGAGGTCATGGAGCGGGCAGCCGAAAAGTCGCAGCTACTCGCCCCGTCGATTGGCCGGCTGCAATCCGAGTTCCTGGGCGGCCTTGTGGCTCGCGAGCTTGATGTCCTCGCGGCCCGCATGGAACTGCCGCCGATGCCCCCGCAGCTTGCCGAGGCCGGTGGCGCCTACGAGCTTGAGATGGAATCCCCGCTTTCCCGTGCCCAGCGGGCCGAGGACGGCGTGGCGATTGTCCGCACCCTTGAGGTGGCGATGCAGGGCGCGCAGATCGACCCGAGCATCCTGGACAACTACGACCTTGACGAGATGTTCAAGGGGCTGGCCGAGATCAACGGGGTTCCCGCCAAGATGCTGCGTTCGCGGGATGCCCGCGACCAGATGCGCGAGCAGCGGGCCCAGCAGCAAGCCTTGGTGCAGGCCGCTGAACTCGCGCCGGGTGTGGCGAAGGCCGCCAAGGATATGCAGGCCGCTTGAACCTCCGCGACGCCATCGACCGTCGGCTGCACCGGAAGGCCGACTACCAGAACTGTTTCCTCACGCCCGAGGGTAAGCCGACTGCGGCCGGCGAGCGGGTGTTGAAGGACCTGGCCCGCTTCTGCCGGGCAAACCAGTCCACGACCGTTGTATCCCCCCTCACGCGCACCGTGGACCCCGTGGCGTCGGCCTTGGCCGAGGGGCGACGTGAGGTGTTCCTGCGGATCGTCCGGCACCTGTACCTGGACGACGCTTATCTGACCCGACTGGAGACCGCCAATGAGTGACCCGACCCCGAATGCCGCCCCGTGGTACGCCGAGGCGCTGCCCGCCGAAACCCACGAGTTCGTGGCGAACAAGGCGTGGAAAGGCCCTGCCGACGTGGTGAACGCCTACCAGAGCCTTGAGCGGTTCGTGGGGGCCGAGAAAGCCGGTCGCGGCGTGATCCTGCCGAAGGACGACAACGACGCCGACGGCTGGAACGGGCTGTACCAGAAGCTTGGCCGGCCCGAGAAGCCCGAGGGCTACGGGCTGGAATCCGACTTCGGCAAGGCCGCTGCCCCGTGGCTGCACGAGGCGGGGCTGACCCCACGGCAGGCCAAGGCGCTGGCGTCCAAGTGGGACGGCTACGTCTCAAGCCAGCAGGAAGCCCAGCAGAAGGCGCTCGCCGACCAGTGGGAGCAGGAATCCGCCGCCCTCAAGTCCGAGTGGGGCGACAAGTACGACGCCAACCTCGACGTTGCCAAGCGCGCCGCCCAGCGACTGGGGGTTGACGAAGCAACGCTGGAGAAGATCCAAGCGGGCATGGGTCAGGCCGGGCTCATGAAGTTTATGTCCCAGGTCGGCGCGCTGTTCGCCGAGGACAAGTCGCCCGAGGGCACGCGCCCTGCCGGTGGTCGCACGCCGGAAGTCGCGCAGGCCGAGATTCGCGCGCTGATGACGGATCGCGACTTTGCGCAGAAGCGCATGGCCGGCGACCGCGACGCCATCAGGATGTGGAACGAACTGCACGAGCAGGCGTACCCGGGGAAATTCCAAGCCGCGTAAGAATCCACTTGCACGCGTGAGTGCGCGGTGTTTGTCTCGGGGCTAGCCGACAAGGTTACGCGCCCCGGCTGACCGCCTGAAAGCAGGCCGACTGGCCCCACGAAAGGGGCAAGGCAGGCCCCGCAAGGATAAGCCGCCGGAAACCCTCAACCAGTTTTCGGAGCTTTCAGATGAGCGTCAACATTCTCAACGCGCAGGTGCAGCGTTTCGCGTCCGACGTGGAACTCCTGCTCCAGCAGACCGACAGCCGGCTCCAGCCCGCTGTTGATGTCGGCACCGGCTACATGGGCAAGCAGGTGTCGCCGGTCGAGCAGATCGCGGCGATCACCGCTTCCAAGGTGACCACCCGTGGCGAGCCGATGCCGGCGACCGATGCGACCTTCGTGCGTCGGTGGGTGCTGCCCGAGGATTGGGATCTTGCCCAGCGGATCGACTCGTTCGATTCCCTGCGGCTGGCTCTCGACCAGGGCATCAAGTCCAAGTACGCGCAGAACGCCGTGGCGGCGCTGAACCGGGCCAAGGACAACGTGATCCTCTCGGCCATGTTCGGCACCAACCTGACCGGCGAGACGGCGGGCACCTCGACGACCTTCCCGAACGGGCAGGTGGTTGGCGTGTCGGTGGGCGCTACCACGTCGAACCTGACGGTTGCCAAGCTGAAGCGCGGTATGCGCACGCTGCTGGCAAACGACGTGGATCTCTCCCGCGAGCAGGTCTACTGCGCCATCACGGCCAGCCAGCACGAGGCGCTGCTGAACGAGATCGAGATCACCTCGCAGGACTTCAACCCGGGCGAGCGCCCGGTGCTTGCGGACGGCATGGTGACCCGGTTCCTCGGCATCAACTTCATCCACACCGAGCTGGTCCCGACCGGCACGGACGATGCGGCTGGTACCTCGCGCAGCGTCCCGCTGTTCGTCAAGTCGGGCGTTCACCTCGGCATCTGGTCGGACATCGCTGTGGACATCACCAAGCGCCGCGACCTTCGCTCGATCCCCTGGCAGGTCTACACCAAGCTGACCATTGGTGCGACCCGTCTGGACGAGGAGAAGGTCGTCCGCATCTGGTGCCGTGAGGCTTAAGGAGTAGACCATGGCAGTTGTTAATCGCAGTTCGGACACCATCACCAACGCGACCGCGACCCCGGCGACGTTCAACAACGCCGGCAACGTGGGTGGCACGGTTCGTCACGCGGGTGGCTTCGTCACCGTCGCGGCCGACGACTCGACCACCAGCGTGCAGCGTGGTGCGCGGGTGCCGTCGAACGCCTATATCCAGCAGGTGCTGGTGTCGGCGGCCGACTTCACCACGGGTGGTGCCATCGACGTGGGCGTGTACCAGATCGCCGCCAATGGCGGTGCGGTCGTGGATGCGGACCTGTTTGCCTCGGCCTTCGTGATGACGAACGGCCCGACCAGCAACGTGGACGTGACCCACGAGTCCGGTCAGTACACCGTCGCCGAGCGCAGCCAGCCGCTGTGGCAGGCGCTGGGTCTGTCCAGTGATCCCAACCGCGAGTACGACATCGCGGCGACGATCACCACCGACTTCAACGGTGGGCAGAACTACCGCATCGACGTGCTGTACACGCTCTAACGGATAGGGGGGCTTCGGCCCCCCGATTCCCTCACCTTAGGAGGTGATCCTTTGGCTATCGACACCTATCTCTCGGTGGCGCTGGGCGAGGAAACCGCCAACGCCGTCACCAAGGGTGGCAGCGCCAGCGGCGAAGTGATCGAACTTACGTTCGACAAGAACGCCGTCAGCCGCTACCAACTCATCAAGGGCGTTGAGGCGATCCTTCAGCGCATCCAGGCCGACGTGACGGTCACGAACTAATGGCCAAGCTGCACACGTTCACGCTGACCACGGCGTCCCCCACGGGGGCGTCGTTCATTCCGGCGCAGCGCAACGAGGTGGGCGGCGTCATCGCCATCGGCGCCACGGGGACGTGGGGCGGCGCGACGCTGACCGTGCAGGCGGCCGTGGACGGGACGAACTTCGCCGCCGTCAAGCGGCCGGACGGTACGGACCTGACGTTCTCGGCCAACTTCGCGGACGGCCTCAGGCTGCCCCCGAACGTGCCGGTGCGGATGGTGCTGACCACGGTGGGGTCCGGCGCAAGCGTGGCCTGCGCCATTGCGTCCGACGGTGCCTAAGTGGATGCGGTCGGGATCGTCAATGCGGCGCTGGACAAGCTGGGCGTCGAGCCCATCGGGGCGCTGACCGACGACGTTAAGCAGGCGCGGGCGGCGAATCGGGTCTTT